CAGCGATGGTTGCCAGATCGCAAACCCTAAACACATAATCGTGTTCTAAAAGGGAGCGATCCTTTTTGGGACATAAACAAAACCCAAAACACTTAATTATATGGCACAGAATGGCATTACGTTCTCCTCATGCCAAGACGTTGATACGCTCTTTCGTGAGGCTAGGACATACTACAATCCCTTCTTCATCAAGAAGATGGCGATTAACTCCATCTACTATGGTCGTCTTGAAACCGAGACTTGGCCTCTGAACACCCTCCCTACGATGAAGGCTTTCCGCTTTGGTCGTGGATGGTACAATCCCGATCAACCTTGGCAAGAAGTGCAGTCTGGTCGTTGCGTCCAGAATGCTGATGACTTCCAGTTTGAGACGATTGCTCACCCCGGAACCGAAAGCTACACGTTCAGCCTTTTCACCAAGGCCATGCGTACCGATTGGTATCAGCTTACCGACTTCATGTATCGACTCTTCCCACAGGAGGAGATGGATCACATCATGGCTACGAATGTCAACATCACCAAGAACGTCCATGAGGAGTTCGCCCGTTCCAACTGGATCGGTGGTGCTGGACACAAGTGGTGTCCCATCAGCAATGGCCAGAGCCTTGTCTCTTGCGTTGCTGAAGACGATCAAATGTTCATCGTTCAGCCCTTTGAGGGAACCAACGAGGGTAGCTACAACATGGGCTATGTCTATGTTAAGCTCCCTGCTTCACAGCTTGGAAACATTGGTCTGCTCTCGCTTGATACCCTTGATGACGTTCTGATCAACCTCCAGCGTGAAGATGATGCTTATCGTCTCGACGTTAGCGAGGCCGCTGGTCGCCCTCTCCTTGAGGTGATCGTTCCCGATGCCCGTGTCCTTCGTCAACTCTGGCAGTATGCCAAGCAGTCTGGTGGATGGTGGGAGAGCGTTAGTGACTTCGATGACAAGCAACTTCAATACTCCCTTGGTATTGATCGTGTTATCGGAAACTACGCCTTCTGTAACGACATCAACGGTGTTCGTTTGACGGTGGATTGGACGTACAATACGTCCCTGCCTACCTTCAACAGCAACGATCCTAGCACTTGGCCTCGTCTGGTTCGTGTGCTTCCTTACTATCCCGTTACTACGGAGTTGGGTTGCAAGTACGTCCAAAACCCTGCTTATGCTAATGCCGACTTCGGTATCACTAACCCTTGGGTGAACAAGGCCATGATCAAGTGGATCAGCCCTTCCCAGAGTGGAATTGGTGAAGCCCAAGGCATGACGCAAAACTATGCTGGTGATTGGGAGTGGAAGAACCCAGATTGGGAATGCAATATCAAGCGTGACCAAGGTTTCTTCTGGAACCAGTTCCGTATGGGTATGCAGTTCCAAGATCCTACGCTGATGCACTCAATCCTTCACAGGCTCAACACCAGCCGTCTGATCATCCCTGCGCCTTGCACCCTGTCTCCGAACTATACGCCGCAATACACCCCAGATTGCTACGTTTGTTCCAGCGTGGTCAACCAGCCGATCTAATCCGATAAACGAATAATCTGATGAACCCATCTAATTACGCTCCATCGGATGTTCTCAACGCCCCCGCCCTGCTTTACGCAGGGACGGGGCAACCGTTGACTCCGTATTTTCAATCGGTTGCTAACGGCACTAGTTTTGTAATCCCCACAAGTGCAATCACTTGGTCGATTTCGGCTCCTGCTGGTAGCAATGCTACGGTAAATGGTGTTGCTTATACTGGTGTGTTCAGCATCAATGGTAGCGGCCCGTTGTATACACCTATTACGGTGACTACAACTGCTGGTACTGTTCTTGTGAGCTATACACTTAACAATGTCGTTTACAACGTTCCCAGTTACTACTAAAACTTAACAATCAAAAAACAATTATATGTCCGTACCTAAACCCACTCCTAACAATCTAACAGTTGTCCGTTTCGGCCCTCTGTCGGTTGATTTCACCAAAACGGGAACCTACACTCTGGGACAGCTTGAGCTTGATTCAGAGACGTTTATTCCTACCGCATCATTCGTTGTTTACACCACTACTGGTGGAACCAATGGAACACAGGCTGTTGTCGCTATCGACAATGGAACTACTGGTCACAACATTGCAACGGCTACGCTTCCTGCGACCCCTGTTGTTGCTAATGATGGTGCTGGTAGCCTATCACAAACCGTCTTCACTCCTGCGACGAATGGTTATGTGCTTGGTCAGGTTCCTGTCTCAACCGCAACTCCTAGCAATGGAGCCGCCGCTGTTCAAACCGTTCGTGTGAACGTTACGACTGCCGCTGTCCCTGCTCTGGCTACGACCAATCGTGTCACCGCAAACAACATCAGCACCCTTACGGTTGCCGCTGTTCCTACTTGGTTGACTCCGGGTTCTGTGGTTGATGTTCTGACTGTTGGCAATGCCGCTTATAACGGTACTGTTACGGTTATCTCAACAACTGCTACGACCTTCTCGTACTACAACCCATCTCTCACTACCGAGGCTTCCACGGCTGATACCGCTGGTCGTGTTGGTGCGATCACGGGTGATGTGTACGTTGTTGGTCTTCTGTCCTAATTCAAATTAATGTGAGGCAGGGGTTCTATCCCCCTGCTTCACAAACATTCTACTACAATGGCTGTTTCTCCTCTTACTTTTCCAAATTTTATTGATACAACTGCTGATGAACAGCGGTGGCAAATCTATAATGCCATTACTTTAAGTGGCGGTGGTGGTGGAGGAGGTGGCAATGTAACTATTGTCAATCCTGTTGATGGTAGTGGTAATGTTCAAGTTGATCTTATTACTTCCCTTCCTACGGGAACTAATAGTATTGGTAATGTAAATCCAGATACTTCTGGAAATGGTTCTGTAACGGCATCTACTCCGCTTGCTATAACTACTGTTAATAATTCTACTCTTGGCTTTAGTGCAAATGGTGGAGCTACTGGAACAGTTACTATTGAAGGAACTGTTGATGGTACAAATTGGTTGGCTACTAGCTATGTAGCATTAGCATCTGGAGGAGTTTCTAGTTCTTTTAATGCCGCAACACAGACAATTGGACAGATTAATACTTCTGGATTGCTTGCTGTTAGATTCCGTTCAAATACAATTGTTGGAACTGTTCCCATTTATTACATAACAAGCCGAAATGTTTCAAATGTGATGTTGGATAATCCACTTCCTGCTGGAGCAAATGTAATTGGAGCAACCTATTCAACTCCAAATGTTGCCGCTGGAACACTTCTTAACCAAGGAAGCACAGGATTTGCTACAACTGGTGGTACTCTTGCCGCCGCTACCAGAAAATATTTGCTGATCCAAAACACAGGAACAACCAATCCTTTGTATGTTACTACTGATGGAACTACACCATCAGCTACCAACGGATTTACTCTTGCTACTAATGGTGGTGGTATTGTTTTTGATGGTTCCTTTGTTCCTAACGGAGCAATTGTATTAGCCTCAACTGCTACAAACTTCAGTATCCTGTGGGCGTAGTTTCCAGCGATGAGTATATTCTTCGCAGGGAATGAGTTAAGGCAAAGGAAAGGGATATTCTATCCTAGCTTTGACCCAGATTTTTTGGTTTGGTATAACCGTGTTATAGCGGCTGGAAGTTCTATATCTGCACCAAATGTAGTTACTTTGAATAAATTCTTTCTGGATTTAAAAAGTAACAATTTATGGAACTCAATTACTCAAGCAAATATATTGTGCGGAACAAGTAGCCTTGCTGGATGTTTAATACCAATTAAAGGTGCAACTCCAGTAAACAATAGTTTTGTTAGCGGAGATTATACTGTTACAACAGGACTTAATTCGGGAGCAACAAATACTAAATGGTTAGATACAACAATTTTAGAAAGCTCTTTTTCATCTAATCCAGATTCAGTTGGAAGACATTTTTTTATTGCTGGAAGTAGCTTTGTAGCACCAATAGTAGCAAATAAATATTTAATTGGGTCTTCTTCTGTTGGTGGTAGTAGGATTTATGCTCCATCTATAGGACTTTTAAATACTTCTGGGCAATTAAATGCTGGAACAACAACTGTAATTGGAACTGTTTCTGTTTTATCAAATAGAATTGGTATATCTAGGCAAAGTGGTACTTTAAATAGATACCTTAATGGCACTTTAACTTCTGGATCAAATCCTATTGGTACTATAACAACTACAAATACTATTGGCGTATTTGCGGCTCCCGGTCAATCAAGAGTTAATATGCAAATGCAATTTTATTCTTTTGGTTATTTTGCAAATTTAACAACATTAGATAGTGTGGTATCAGCAATGATCTCTGCAATTGTATAATATGAACTGGCTAATCGTTACCCTAGAAAAAAAGATTGAATTAGATGCAATTAATGCACAATTCACAGATCGTAAAGCTAGTCCCCAAATTACAGATGATGGTACAATGATTATCTGGGATGATCTTCTTTTAGACGATTATTGGAAAGATTACCATGATCTCCTTAAATCATTGGATGTTTATGATAAAGATCCAGTATGGCCTATAATTCCAGAATAGTATGAGCAATCATTCTCCTTCTACAGATATATCTGGTAGCACATCTGCGGCTGGAGCTTTGGTTTCTTTAACTAGCTTTGTTGTTGCTTTCTTTAGTGAATCTCATATCTGGCTACAGAACCTTG